AACGTGAGTTCACCACCTTTATTCTTATGGGATTCAATGAGAATATTAGACCGTTGAGACAATCTCATGCGATCATATTGATCGCCAGTAGGTCTATTCTCTTCATTGAACTCCTGAAGAGGTTGATATGCCATAGCATAGCAACCATAAATAAATGGTGAACTATTAACCACAACTTTAATCTTAAGATTACAGCGAATATAGGCATAATTATCCAATTTCCTCTTAATTTGAGGATTCGTGAAGTAAGCTTCCCACGGATAAAGTGCGCGGAAAGTGTTACCTTCACCTTGAGGAATATCATATGCTGCAATTTTTGTTGGTCGAGATAAAAATTGATTAAGTTCATAACTAGTTGCTAGACCCATATTTGTCGGGTCTAAATTAGCAGTCATACCATCAGTATTATCTTCAATACCATCAACAAAATGAACAAGTTCTTGTTCAGTTTCTTGAGCATTAGTATCACCAGTAGGTTCATCTGAAGATTGAATCTGTAAATCTGTCGAATGATCAAAATGACCTTCCAACATTTCTAAACGAGCTTCCAATTCTTCAAACAAAACTTGATGACTAGCCAATTGCAATTCAGCAGTAATCATACGCCTCATTAATTGTTTATGGTTTTCCATAATTTGATTATTAGTTTTAGTATTAATATTTCCAAGTAAATAAATATTCATGTAAAAACGCTACTTTACGCTAAGACATATATGTGAATTATTTGATGACCAGCTGGCATCATCTCTTAAAAGAGATTTCGGGGAACGCCCTTGCAGGTAATACTATAACTCTCCATTCTCTCAAATTCCAAGCTTCACATGGCTTTTGGGTTGAGCAGTAACTAGAGTTAAAGAGTGTCTTTCGCTTTGTGTTTCCACGGGTCATGACTTACGACCCACCGGTTTATAGTCTCGGCAGACTTAACCCAGATTTAAGCTCTGGGGACTGCTGACTGGAATTTGTCATTCAACGCCTCCCACCTAGGGAGAGTAGTTTCAGTGACGTAAAACTCCAGTTTGTTCTCTGCAATTATATCTTTAAACATTTGCCGTTTTTCTTCGAAAACTTTCTTACCATAGAAGAAGTATTCACAGATGGCACTAGATATAACAGCTACAGCTTGTGCTTCTGGCGACAAAGTTTTACTCTGGACTCCAATAGTTAGACTTTTTAAGATTGAGTCTTCCTCTAATGGAGCCAAATAGGCTTTCACATCCTCATCCCACCTCCAAGTCCTCTTTAAAAAAGAGCAATCTTTGAGGTGAATATAAGGAATGGATTCCGTCTCTTTGTCAGCCATGGTATAAGTAATACCAGCATCAGCGAGAACCATTTGAATAGTCGTATGATTGAAAAATGAAGCATCTTTCGACACACCCATAATATTGTCATCACCATAAGTCATTAATGCAACATGTTTCTTGAAATCCTTAGCTGAGCCATTTGGGCTCAACTTAGCATAACAATAACGCATGTATAATGCATTAGCAAGACCATTGATGATGACTGTTAAAGGATGTCCCGAAGGATTACTTCCATAAAATTCAATCAAATCACCATTCAAATCGACTAACGGGAAAGCTGTATCTTCAGCAATACCTTGCACAACTCTTAGTTCAGCTTCTGAATATCCTGCTTGCTTACACAAGCGTCGAATAATATCAAAAGCAGCCAAGATGATAGTGCTAGGCATCGATTTATCGAAAGCAGCATAATCTCCCGCTACCATGCGATCTTCA